AGAATTTTCAACAAAGTCAACTGTGCCGGAGGTGTTGTAAACATTGATTTGACTGGCCACTGGACTAACAACAATGATGTTGCCAGGTTTCCAGCCTTGTTGGCTCCAGTTCAAGAATTCTTGTGTGCTTAGAATCCAGTCTTGTTGAGCTCCTAACAGATTATTAAATTCATCAAATATCATGCCTTGGCCAGTTAAGTAACGTCCGTAGCTGGTCAGGAAGTCAACAATCTGCTGACGGCTGGTAAATTCAAAGCCGTAAGGTACTCGGACCTTGTAGTCTTGGAAGTCTTGATAAATTATACCTGTGATGTCTCCAGATGTTACTGTGAAGATGTTGTTGTTGGCAATGCTTGGTATGATCAGGAAGTAAGGATTTTCGTTGTCGTATCCGCTTACTGTCCAACCGTTGGCGCTGGTTTCAATAATGACTGCACTGTAATTGATTTTCTGTACAGGTGTGGACTTGTTTAGATAAATCTCATAGTTGTCCGAAGGAACCATGATGCTTTCGTTGGTGCTGGTTGGACTGCTTTGTTCTGCTAGAATTCGCAGATAATCTTTGTCGGTAAAGCCAGCTACTTTGTAACCCAGTTGAACATTTAGTCCAGACAAATAGTCTTTGATCTTGGTTGAAGGGTTAATGCCAAGATTGGTCAGGTAGTCGCTGACCCAGTTGATGTAACCAATGGTCTGCTCGCTGGCACTGTTGACTTTGACTGTGGTCGGAGTTATGCGTTGGTGTGTGCCGGCAATGACATATTGATTTAATTTTGTGTCAATGTTGTAACTGTCAACATTCATCAATGTACCAAAGTAGAAGCCCGGCTTCATCAATGCCAAGGCCTGTTGTACAGCAAATGGATAGTCACTGCTTCGACGCCATGCGTTTTCTGCTGGGCCAATGTCACCCACTGCCCAGCTGGTGTCAGTCACTGCACTGCTGAAGTTTGCAACTAGAAATTCTGGACTGCGTAGGTTACCGCTGTCGTCAACAGGAATGATATCTATCAGGCCAGTTCGTGCAAATCTTGTGTCATAACGACTTTCGCTCCAGACATATCCCAGAGACAAGTCAGTCCACAACACATGGTTACCGCCAGTGTAGGGTGCTGTACCATAGCGTTCAATCCACCAGGTGGGTCGTTCGCTGAATCCCAACATTTCCCATGGATGTGTGTGCGGGCGATCTGTGTCATAGAAATACTTGTAGATGGCTCTCCATGATCCAGGCAAGGCACTGTTGTCTATGATATCAACCAGTTTCTTGTAGTTCCAAGTAAACGGATTGTTAGAATCAAATGCTGTGTTGCTGGCATAGTCTATTCTGTTGTTGCCAATCCACTTCAAGAAACTCTGTGTTAGGATTGTGTTGTATTCAGTCAACGAATATTCGTTAGTTCTAAACTTGCCAGGAATGTAGTTGTAGATGTCCAACGCTGTGGCATTGTAGGTAACTTTTAAGTTGTTGTAGATTCTTGACTCTAGTTCCAACAACAGTTCATCTCGGTAGTCATTGAATGCCGGTGTGATACTACCGTCATGTCCTTGAATTACTGTAACTGGATCAATGTAAGTGGTGTCAACAAACTTGCTGGGCGCAAACTTGGGATACAGTCCCAGCTTGGTTGGTGTTTCTGGCACAAAACTGCCGTTGGTGTCTGTGTATTCAACAATGTAAAGTTGATCGTTGTACAACAACGACACAGCGTTTGTGAAGTAGATTGATGGACGATCTTGTTCAAAGTAATAGTCACTACCTTTGATCAGTTGACGACTTTGTGTGATAATGGGCTGGCCTTTTGAATCCAGTACAAGATTACCGTAGGAGTCTTTTTTGGTGGTTCTATACCAGACCAATACAGATTTTCTACTTAGTACAGCATCATCAAAAATATTTGAAATTTCATATCTACGCAATTCGGGGTTTAAGATTGTGTAAGGTATGTATTTCTTAGGGCCTGCTGAAGGAACCATGTCGCTGTAGTACCAAGCAAACTGATTGTTCTTGACCAAGTTGATCTGTGCCAACAGGGTGTCCAATGATGTGGGTATATCATTTAAGTTGATCAGTGAGAAGTTGGTGGCCGACAGCTCTAACAGTTTGTTTTTAAATTTGGTATATTCACGCTGTGCCAGCTCAATGCCCTTGACATAGTTTATGTTTGGATCCAGCATGAACAAGTCGCTGTAGATCACAGGGCTAGCATGTTGTAAGATGCTGCCGCCTTGTGACTTGATTTCAATGTCTCTAAGGTTGCTGATTCCGGGAACTATACCTGTCACAAAATTACTGTTGTGACTCATGGTAGTCAAATGATTACGTATTTGTCCCAGCGTCAGCATGTCAAATTTGCTGTTGATGCTGTTGAAATCTAGATTCAATGGCACTTCGTAATAGCCAATGTTGCTGACTTCTTTGCTGTAGATTTTGATGTTGATCAAATCGTCAACAGCCAACTTGGTGATCTTGACACGCACTGCTCGCATGCCTACCACAGAAACCACTGAGTAATCTGCTGGATCCATGACATCGTTGTTTAGCCATACAACTATGGTAGGTACACCTGTTGACGGCAAGGGTGCCACATCAACTTCAAAATAGTTGGTGTCACCGGTGTAGGTGTAAGAAAACAACTGATATTGCTTGGTGTATTCTTTGTTTACAGTCCAGACATTACGGAATGTGTATCTATCTATGTTGTCAATTTCTGTACTAGACAACTTGTGCCAGATTGGAACAGCATATTGATTGCCCACTACAAACACATCTGAGGCTTCAATTTCTTCAAGAGCACGATAGTAATCATTGTTGTAGATTACCAAACTTCCTGTGTGATATGCTACGCCAGGCAGCCATTGATCAACGATGGTGTTGTAATTGTTTTGTCGTAGATAAAAGTTATTGACATTTTGTGTTACCTGACTTGAGATAAACTCTGTGGTCTGATAAGTGAAAGTGTCATTGTCAAAGTTGTTGTTAAACTGTATGTCGCCAATGTTGTTGAAATTGCGATAACTTAGCGGAAATCCCAAGTAAGGGTCGTTGGTGCCTGTGCCCGGCTGGTAAGAAAAGACGTTGGTACCAGCAAAGGTAGTTTTAATGTACTTGGCACTGTCGGTGACGCTGCGGTTATTTTCGTCAACAACATCAAACAGGGGTGACTGATTGTAGGTTGTTTTTTGCTGTGAGTAAGTCCATGTTCCGCCGTTGAACCAATAATCAACAGCAGTGTAGGTTTTGTTAGCAGTGATGGCTTGTCTAGCAAATACCACATGCCCGTCTTTGCAGGCGCCGCCGGGCACTTCAACCAGGTGCACACGATAGTCGTGCGTGTATGGATCGCTGCTCAGGTCAATGATATTGACTTCGTAAATCTTGTTCTGCACCAAGGGATCTACATCTACACCAAATACAATTCGTTGTCCAGCCACAAGATTCAAAGTTGTTGAATACTGTGTGACTGTGGCAGTGGTATTGGATGTGGCTGTTGCTCCCTCAACATCACGGAAAGCATGAGTAAATGCTGTCAGCTCTAAGATGTCAACAATGCTCTTGAATTTTTTACCAGTGTTCAACAGTTGAATATCAGGATAAAATTCAATAATGGGTCTTACTGCTCTGGACTTTTGATCAACAATAGGTATTTGTCCCAGGTACTCTGCTGTGGCGTTGATGACGTCAATGTGGAACCAACGATTGGTTCTGCTCCATACATTGCAGTCCAGGCTTGATCTATTGATTGTGATATAGTCTTTGGTGTTGGCATCAAATGTGCCTGTTGCTGGATCAATGGGCCATTCAGCCACAAGATTTTCAACAGGTACCAAACGAATTGATCGTCCCACACCCTCAACATAAAATTGTTTGTCTGCGTAGGCAGCTGGGGTGACAGCAACATCAAATGCAATTCGCAGTCCATTGGTAAAAGTCACACCATTGGGGCTTATGTATTGTTGCTTGCCCAGTATTTCTTTTTGTATATCAATGAATGTAGATGTAATATCAATTATCTTAAACTGTCCGTTGATTGCCGAATTAGCACCATCTTCGTAGTACAGGAATGGTAGGTCAGCAGTGACAGGAGCAACCAACTGCCAGTTGAAATCTCTGTCGAGATAAAAAGAACGATTGGCATTTGTTGTGCCGGCCTTGACAAAAACTTTGTCGCCGGAGCCGATTACCTGTGGCGATACAAATTGAACAACCTTGTTGTCGTCTGGGCCCACTAGGCGAATGGTCCAAACAGCATTTCTTGACCCTTGGGGGATAAGGTTTTCGTTTTCGTACACTGTGCTTTCAAACGGATCAAAATCATAAATGCCAGTGGTTGACCACAGGGCATCATCATTTACGTTGGATAAAAATATCACACGGCGACCGGCCAGGCCAGACGCTATGCCATCAAACCCGCCATATCTTTTGGTGATATCAGCCACACTGCGATTCCAAAGATCTCGCAACGGAATAGTGACTGCAAAATCAATCTGCTGAGCCGTGTTTAGTGCGTTAACATTGTCTTGTGCCGATGCTGGAGGCACACGGAAAGTGATAGTGCCAGCATCTGTACCATTGTTGGTTACACCAAATATGTCACGATTGCCAAGGGCACCGGCCGCTGACTGTATCCAGAATGGCACGCCTGGCTGATTTACTACAAATTGATAAGTGCCGCCACGTGCCAATGACAGGGTGGGATTGTTGATTGTGCCGTGTGTGGAAAAGTGATATGAATTATTTACAGTGTCTCTGGTGACAATGTATGTTTCAGTTAGGGGTACTCCACTAGATAACACATCCACTGCCGCAGGTTGTGCTAGATCTTGCCCTGGCCCCGATGGCAACCAGTAGTACTGATTGAAGTTGACAAACTTGTCGTAATCAAACAGGCCATCGTAACTGTAGCTTTGGTTGGCAAATAGTCTGTTATGATCTGTGATGTTGCCACCCAGGTATTGTATCTGTTGCAGTAGATCAATGTAGTTGCCAAAGAATTCTGTTTTCTTTGACTTGTCACGCACAACAACGCTGGGCTCCAGTTGATAACTTTGTCTTAGATTGGTAGGTTCAGGAATGTAGCTGTCGGCAGATTTTGCAGTGGGCGAAAGATGCCGCCCAATGTATCCATTGACCTTGGTAAACTCCGGCGTTGACACCAACTGGTCTAGTGTGGCATTTAAAAACTTCTGATTGGTATCAGTGCGGAATACTTCGGGTAATAAATTAATAGTTTTAATATTAGACATTAAGCTGTACCTACTAGACTACTCAGGGTTTGGTTAAGTTGTGCGGCTGTAATTGCGCTGATAACTTCAACGTCATTTACTGTGGCAGCACTTTGGATGATTTCATTGGCTTCTGCATTGATCTGATACAGTGTGCCAAATCGGCTTGCAGAATCACTAGGTACAATAATGATACTGGCAATGTTTGGAGTTAGTGTAGCATGCAAATAAGAACTCAATTCACTAAAGTAAAAAGTTTCGCCAAAGTCCCAGTTATTCAAACTAAAATAAGTGTTGATTGCTGTGATCACACTGGCCTTGATATCGTTGTCACTGATCACAATGTTGGGATTTTTTACAATCTTAAATTTTGCCTGCAGGGCGGTGGCAGCACGACTACCAAAGATTGGTTTGAATCTAGCACTGTTGTAAATTATGGTATCACTCATTGCTTTGTAATTTTCCAGGTCCTGGTATGCAATTTTTAGTTCTTCGTTGGTTGGCGGAGCAGGTTCTGCAATGGTATTGCTGGAATCATTGGCCCATGCTTGATAACTGCTGGCATACTGTTTGGTCAGTATGTACAGGTCCATGATGTTGTTGGGACTGGGGTCAATTCTTCTATAGTTAGGACTGTTGTGTCTGTATTGGAAATACAAGTTCTGACGCCCCACGTAGGCCGCAATGTCTGTACGCATGCTCAATGTTCGTTGATCATTGACAATGCTCAGTTGATAAAATGCATTCTCTGCTGTGGCATAAAACAGTTGCCCATTTTCGTACAAGCTGATATATCTAACAATACCGCCTTGATTAACATAGCTGCTGATCACTGATGCATTGTCCAGCACCTGTGTGTATATGAAATTGTTGGCGTCATTGACTTGTTGCAAGTAAATGTACTTGCCGCTGGGGTTGACTGTGGGTGCCACAATATTTTCAAACAAGTCCGGATTGTCGGGCACACCGTCACTGTTGGTGTCGGGAAACGTTACCAATATTCTGCGTGTGCTTTGGTGTCCATCAGGTTCGATCACATTCTTGTACACATACCATGTTTGATCTTCGCCCAAGGGCATGACACTGTCGGCTTGTGTGTTGACTTTTAGAACTTTGATCTGATCACGTATGATCAGGCCTGAACTGGGATCATAGTTTTTGACTTGTTCGTCAAAATAGAATCTGGTTTCCAATTGGCTTTCAAACACATAGTCAATACCGCGATAGGCCACCGAATAATCAATGCCGTTGTAGACCAGTCTAATCAACCAACTGGTATCTAGTCCTAAGCCAGAGGTGTCACCGGCATAGGTCAGACTGAAATTGTTTACATCGTTGCTCAAACTCAAATCTTGTTGTTCAATAATGGCCCAGGCCTGTGTGGCCGCATCGTAACGTATGCCAAACGAGCGATAGGTACGAATGTAATTTTGTATTTCAGTGACCAAGGATTCCACTAAGTTGTTTTTGAACTGGGGAATAATTTCTGCAATCACGGCACCGTCGGGCAATTTTTGTCCCAGTGTGACATATATGCCATTGACATTCATTATGCCACTGTGGATGTACAGTCTATCTCCGTCAACTCCGGGTGTGCCGGTAACAATTTGATTTTGTTTGTTAAAGTAATTGCCAGGGCCTGCACTGAATTTTATAATGGAACCAACGGTGGCATACTTTAAATTGTCAATCACTGTGCTGATGTTAATAGGGGCTGAACCTATTGTGGGGTTGTAGAAATATCCCACGCTGCCGCTGGTGGTGTATTGTGTGGTTTTCCACACAATGTTATTTTCTAGTGTGACCCTAGGATACTTGCTGTAGTACAGGTGTTGCAGTTCTTTGGTGCTGAGTATGGGAATTATTTTGTTGTAGATGATGCCCAGTATTTCGCTGGTGCTGTTCCACTGGAACGAAAAACTTCCATTGAAGTCTTGTTTGTATAACCAGCCGTCTTGTGCAAAGATGTTGGTACTAGAGTATTTGCCAGTGACATCCAACACATCCAGATAACGGCTAACACCGCTGGATGTGCGGTTAACCGATTTGACTTTTAGAATGTTGCTGTACTGTGTGTACGGAAACAGGTTATAGTCCTCACCTGTGACCATGCGATTCTGTGTGTAGTAGTTCTGTGGTGCTTTAGAACGAATCTCTTCAATTGATTCTTTGGGTGTGCTGTTGGCCACTGTGTAGTGCAGACTGGCACGAATGTTCAAAGTTTCTACACGACCACCACGACTCACATACGGCAAACTGATGGTTATGTTTTGCATTTCGTCGGGGGTGATCTTGTAGCCAAGGCCGTTGCTTTGACGATAGTACAATCTAAAATTGCCCTGCGGTACATTGGTAAATGCTCCATCGCCAAACACTAGATCAATTTGATCATTGGCTCGTGTGCTGACTTGATACAGATTACGTTCGGCTGTGTTGTTGTAAATTATGTTTACGCCACTGACTGCAGGTACTGCGGTCCACAAGGTCTTTTCAATGCCCTGACTGTCTAACGCATACAACCAAACATCACTGTTGTTGATGTTGTCAAAGTTAAAGCTGACCACACGATTTGGCAAACTGTCGGTAATTGAAAAATCAGTTGATGCCAATGCGCCTTGCTTGAAATAAACAAAGTATCCAGTGTTGACACTGCTGTTTCCAAGATTGTCGTTGCGATACACAATGTTAAAATTACTGCTGGCTGTGGGTGCTTTTTCGTACAGATAAGTTTTGTTTGCACTGGTGGCACTGATTGCTTCAAAGTTCATTGAATTACCATCAACAACAGCACTGAACTTGAAGTTTGATGTTACACCTGCCACCATCTTGACTGTGTATTCGTCAGTGGTCACGCCATTCAATAATTGACTGCTGCCAGGCTTGCCAATCACTTGACTGTCTACCAAGGCTGCGTTGAGCACAGTGACAAACTGCTCTTGCCAGTTGTCGTTGGTGCCATCGTTAAAAGTAACTATTCTGTTGGCCAGATTCAATCCATTGGCATCAGTCACTGCTTCTGTGGTAGTTACACTGTCAAACTTTAACAGTCCAGTGCCTGGCAGATTACGTTTGGGATTGTAACTGATCAACTTGGCCAGCTTTAAGATGCTGTCTCGGCGTTCAGCAGTGTCAATGAAGTTTTCTCTGGCGTTGATGTCAGTACGGAACGCCAGACTCTGTCCCAAAAATGCAATAAGGTCAATAAGGGCAATGTATTCTGAACTTTCAATGAAGTCGTTGAAGTCTTCGGGATAGTAAGTCTTGATATAATCAATCATCGACTTGCGAAGTGTCTCAAAGTCGTAGCTTTGGAAGTCAGCTTCGCGGAAAGTTTGATACAATACTTTCCAATCTTGCTGTACTAACAAACTAGTTTGACGTGTAGTGATAGCCATTATTTTACCTTATTCATGTATTTATTGTTTTCTAAATGTGCGTATTTTACTAACTTCGCGTCAGCGTCATTGAATTACTGTCAAAGGTAAAACTTATTTGATCAGTGAGATTTTCAGTTACATAAAGAAGTTCAATTTCAATTTGTATGCCATGCTCAAATTGTGTAACAATCACATTGCTGACCTTGGTACGTGGATCATACCCAACCACGCTTTTGACATCTTCTGTGATTGCTGTTTTGGTCTGCTCGGTCAGGGGTTCAAATAGAAAATTCCACACCACGCTGCCAAAGTTTGGTTGCATGAGCTTTTCGCCTTTTCTGATCTGAAAGTGATTGTACAGGTCCTGTTTGACCAGCTCAAAGTCCGACACACGAAATTTTTTATTTCGATTCAGAGTACTAAAACCTTTGTAAACATTAGCCATAATTGTATTTAACCTTATCTTCCGCGTGGGAATTGCATGTGTGGAGGATCATTGAATGTTTGTCCCCACTGTATTCCGTACTTTTCAAACAGTCCGTATTTGTTGGCCAACGACAGTTGTTCTATCGGACAATCCATTGCCAGGCCTTGTCCGTGGAATCCCACAGTGGCCACTGGTCTAAACAGTCGGCCGTACTTGGCAGTGTCAACAGTGGGGCGGTCAGGCATCTTACCGCCTGCGGCTACCCAGGCATCATATAGCTTTTGTTGATCATCCTGTGTACGCAGACTACTGACACAGATGAGTTTTTGTCCTGTTTTTTGCTTGAATTCTCTAGCAAAGCCCAAAACCATGTATCTAAATGTTTCATTGGTCTTTAAGAAACGTTCTTTGGTACCAGTTTGTGTGCCAGCATTGGTAAACTGTATGACATCATCAATGTTGATGTTGGCAGCGGCAGCTTCTTGTGCCGCTGGTGTTAGACCGTTCTTGTCAACTTTGACTGTGGGGCCAGCACCGCCTTTGCCAGGTGCTGCTGATCCGCTGACTGCCAGTATGTCAATGGCATAACGTCCACGATTGTAATAAACAGCTCCGCTGGTGCCGTTGGCATCGCCGCCAGTGGCCGAGAATCTCCATTTACGTGCTCCGCCGGGTCCGAGCAGGTGTGCCACACACAACATGCCGGCTACTGTACACAAGTCATCTGCATCGGGATCAATACCACGCTTGCCATCTTTTTTCTGTGTCAATGCATTGTAGTTTCTGGTCATGAAGTCGTACATTAACTTTTCTTGTACTCCTGTGTTGGCAAGATAGTTAACATCACTCTTGATGTTGTCAACACCGTACCAGGCGTCAGGATATCGCACCGCTGAGTTTGAATACTTGGTGTAGTATTCTGCTTTCATGTAACCAGTGTCTACAAATACCGCGGCGCCCACTTGATATCGTCCCAGATAGTTTCCATACACTTGCTCTCTTAGACTGTAGTCAAATCTGCTTTCTGAATAAGCCATTTGTGCCATGATACACTTGACCTGATACTGACTCAGTGGTCCAATGCCGCCTGTTGGATTGGGCACGTCGGGTCTCAACAGCCATTCTGCAGGCATAGGATGATCAACGTTTTTGCCAGCAGCAGAAGCTGGCCCCGGATCTGCTTCGGCCGCACTGGCTCTTACAGGATTACCAGTTCCGTCTTTGACTGGATTGCCAGCGCCATCTTTGACGACAGCACCCTTGGGTGTGCAATCAATAGTACCAATGGTCTTGCCAGGCGGACCGCCTCCAGCAATGCTAGTAGGTTTGTTAACCCCAGGAATAGCATCTCCGCTGGTGGTTGGTGCGGGTGCGCCAGTCACACGATTGACACCAGTTTGTCTGGTCCAGGGTTCGTGTGCAGGTAACACTGAGGCTATGCTGTCAGCGGCATTGGGAGTTGACACCCATGCAGAATCTGCATTGGGGCGGCTGGTATCAAAGTGTACATAAGTTGGTAAGGTAGCAGGAGCCGCAACAGTTGCGCCGCCACCACTGTTCAACAAGATCTGACTGCCAACACAGGTCAATGTGCCGCCAGCGTTAAAACTACCAGCAGCATCTGAATACAAATTCAAGTCTCCACTGCTGCCAATGTCTACACCTGCGCCATAGATTGTGGTTTTACTAAAGCTCTGACTGGTATAAGTATTTGTTTCTACATTTATCTTACCGCCACTGCTCATGTTAATTACTTTGGCAGCATACATGTTGATGTTGCTGTCACTGTGCAGGTTCATGTCGCCTTCGGTTCTCAAGTTAAAACCCCCAGCACTGTAGATATGCATTTGACCATTGTCTACCAATTCAATCCACACACTGCCCGAACTGTTGGCAATGTACATGATTTTTTGAGTATCATTCATCAACAGTTGATGCCCGCTGGCTGTGCGTAGTCTTACTAGTGCATCATTGCCCGCAATGTCACCATCGTCCATGACAAACTGATGTCCGCCTTTGCGTGGGCCCTTGGGCAAGTCTGCATCAGTCAGTGTGCCAGATTCCAGTTTGTTTAAAAATGTATCGTCTGTGGCTGTGTCTTTGACAAATCTGCCAGGAGTACTGATACCAAAAACTGCACTGGGTGATTCGCGTTGACTGCTACTGCTCACTGTGCCTCGCACAGGATCTTTGTCTAGTCCTTGTTGTAAGAGATTTTTATACTGCTCTTGATGTACAGGTTTGGCATTGTAATAGAAATTTTCATCTATGGTAACGGTTGGATCAGTGTCGTTAAATTCCGTAGTAGGCAACACACTGCCGTCAGTGATGGTGGGTCGCAAGGTGGTACCAACACTGTCTTTGATAGGATTAGTTCCTGCGGCAATGCCGGGAACCATGTTGTGGCTGGCCATTGATGGTATACAAGCATACCAATATCCACGGTCAGGATCGCCGTTGACAAACGTACACAGTACCTGATTGTCTATGTCGGGAGTTGTCATCCACATGCCATAGGTCTGCGGAGATTCTTCAAAACTGTTGTTTTTGCCTTGGGGTTTTGTAGTGCCAAAAAAGGGACTGGCATAGCTCACTGTGCGCCAGCTTTGGCTGTCGGTTTCTTGCCCGCCCAGCTCAGGAATCCATATTTGTAATCGACCTGTTCGTGCTGGGTCTATGTTATTTTTAATTACACCGATGTAGGTGCCAGTGTCCAATCGAGTACGTGTGCTGTCTCTATTGGCCCATGATGGTAATTTATTGCCTGTTCTATTGTCTGATGCCATTTTTGATTCCTATTAGGTTACGGCAAGAATTCCGGTGCGTCTGCTATTGATTTGGTATCTCCAGTATTTGCAACTTTTTTCAGTCTAGGATCTACCCCAGGACCTGTGCCGGCTTTGAGTGTGCCGTCGGGATTGTAGTTTGCACTATACTGCTTGTCCCAGTTGGTCTTGGCCGACTGTGGAACACCACGCCCAAATGGTCTTCCGGCTATTCGTGCAGGTAATGTTGCGGTTGCAGGTTTTGACTGTGATTTTTCTCTTGCTTCAGCATTTCTTCTTCTTGACGCCACAGCCAACGAATCAGTGGTTTTTGCACTCTCTGTTGTTGCTCCACTGTTGACCGCTTGATTGACTTTGGCCAATATGGCCGCATTGTTTGCTTCTCTATCTGCCTTGGCTGTGTCTTTGTTGGCACGTTGTTGTATACTGTCAGTCTTTGCTGGCTTGAGTGGATCATCAGGCCAGCGAATCATGTTCAATACTTGTTCAAATTTGCCACCGCGCAATTCGTTGGTAACTTTGATAATTTTATATACTCCGCTGAAGTTGCTTTCCAAGTAAGCATTATCGTGACGCAGACCGCCGGTGGCTGGGTCCATGTCAACCGGAGTTCTAAAAGTCATTCTACAAAATATGTCACCGCGATCAGTTAATATACTACCATCCGGAGCAAACAGTTCGCCGTCGGCAGGATAATTGGGATTGCTGGGACTCAGGTAAAGATCATCCTGTTTGATAAAATCAGGGTCACCAACGATTTTGACCTGTAGGTTAATCATGTCACCACGTGCGCCTGAATACACGCTTTTCATGATGTCGGCAGCCACCAACACTGATGTGTTCTGCCATGCATTGAATCCCTGTGCCGCCGCTTCACCTGCGACTGGTCTAATCACATTGAACTGCAAGCCTGTTTGTCTAAGCAACATGGCATCAACTTCTGAAGTAACTGCGTCGGGCTTTGGATCGCCTTCAACTGGTTTATCTGCACCACTCAGTGAAGCCAGGTTATCTTTGAGCACATTCACTGCTGTGTAGAACAAGGCATCAAAGTCAATGTTAAATTCTATCACATCATCATTTTTTCCTGTGTACATATAGTTGTATTCCTTGCGAAGTCCTTTTTTGACTGCTTCAAGAGAACTGGTTTCGGCGCTAGGATGCTTGTAGTTGTGATGAGTAAACGGAACAACATTTATAGTAATTTCGTGACTCCAGGTATTGGTTACAAAATCGTAATTGCGTAGTTTGATCTTGGGAACAATTTTAAACCATTCCAGTGCTTTGCCTTCGGCCAAGGCCTGATCAACCGTTTGATTTGTATCTTTGATCTGACTGGTTATGTAGGTACTGTTACGCATGACCATGTTGACCACTTCAACCAAGCTGGTACCTGCATTGACGTTAAAAGTGTTAACATCAGTCTTGGGACCAGTTTGCGGAGGAGCCGAGGCGGGAGTATTCTTTGGTACATGCGATGATGGTAAACCACCCTTGATTTCTTTTCGTTCAGTCATGGCAGTGGTCTTTACATCCGACTGCTTGGGATACACAATGTCAGATTTGGCCATTGTAGGATCTATCTTAAAGATCAACACTGATTCTTGTTGTATGGTCTTGTTGGTTTTTAAAAACTGCTGATAAGCATTGTAAGCACCAGTGTAGCTCTTGACTTTGAATGGAGCATTGATTTTGTCAGTCAGCGACTTGGTTCTATTATCAATCTCAGCCTTTGTTGCTTCAGTTGCTTTTGACAAATTCTCTCGTTGTTTGATGGCATCGCTTCTGTCTTTAGCCTGTGCAAGTACATTAGATACATCTCCGGTATTGTTGAAGAAATCACCCACTTGCCGCGCAGTTACTTCAAAGTTCACTGGCGTTGATGCAATGGTCTGTGCAAAGGCACTGTGATTGTAGGGAGTTGCTCTACAGGCATAGGTGGCACCTTGTGTGCCAACTTTGATTTTGCATTCAATCAGCTTGATCGGCACAAACTTTGTGATGTTGGGAATAGGATTAACTTCAGTGCCGCTGTCGTTGCTGCCAAAGAAATCAATTTGCAACACATAAGGATTGGCCAGATAGTTGGGCACTTTCAATCTCAAAGCCAAAGCCAACAATCTATTCATGAAGGTAAGACCATAGGGTTCTATTAGGGTGAAGTTTACATCAATCACATTGGTACCACGACCTTGTTGATTTAATCCAATGATAGTTTCCATACTGAATCCGTCAAAGTAAAAATCATCAGCAAACTCTGGCGGACGTTGAAAGTTTAATTTTTCGCTGACTTTGTCGCCCCAACGGCCAGCACTGCTGACCAGGGTATAAGTGCTGTCAAGTCCAATCCAGTCTTGTCCGTCGGCCATGGCATTGAAACTGTCTTGTGTCAGCAGGTGCAGGGTAAGTCCATAGGTATAGGTACTATACTGATGCAGTCGATTGGGCACAATACTTGAAGCTGTTGCGTAGGGATTGACCAATGAGCCAAAGTTATTTTTTGACGGTGCTTCTGCTGCAGGTTCTTTGGTAATGTTGGCAGGAGCCGTGGGTCGTGCTACCGCAGTTGATGCTGCTGAATCTGTGGCGGTGTTAGTAACGAGGTTTTGCTTTTCTGTTGCAGTAACTGAACCAGCTCGGGGCGCAGTTGCCGCTGTGGCAGTTTGTGTGCTGGCTTGTTGTTTGGCGGTATTATTGTTAATCTGAGATTGAAGTGCGGCAATCTGCCCAGGTATAGTTGCTACCTCATTCTTGTATCTTGCTATTATGGCCTGATTCATCTGTAAATTTGGATTCAGATTTTTCAGGCCCTCAGTCGCAATTCGCAGTTTATCTTGTAGTTGAGTAATTTGTGATTGAAGTGCTGTATTCGTAGCCATAGGTTATAGCCCCAAGTCCGACACTAGTGTATTTTTCTTAGGCACATAAATTTCAACATTGACCACAAAGTCAAACAGGGGATCTCGAAGCACGTTGGGATTACGAGCAGCAAACACCCACCAAAGAGCTGCATCGCCATACAAGTCATAGGCCAACAGGTCAGGTCTATGTTCGTAAGTTTTGTTTATCACAAAGCTGACATCGTTGGGATTCTTTGTTATGGTGCGAGGAGACATCACATCCAAGAAACTTCCGTAAAGTCCAGTGGTATAATAAGGACTGGTTTTTGAATACGTGGTTGCCATTAGATGAATCCTCCTCGATTGGCCAGCAAGTCACCGTTGGCAAATTTCTCAAGATTAAAATCTTCGTGTAGAGTTTTGCGACTGTACACTGGCTGTAGCGTGATTGACACTGCACTCATAACAGGAACTCTAGTGACAGCCTGTGCCAATATGGCTGCTTCTGACTTGTACATGCTGCCGTCGGACAGGGCCACATCTTGATTGAACACTGTGGTATCTTCAATTACATCAATGTAGTCACAGTCTGATGGCATGGTATGCTGGAAGCTGGTCAACACACAAGGCACATCGGGGAAATAGTATTTGCCGTAACCAGACAAGAATACCATGGGCGGGGGACTTCCTGCCAGTTTTTGTGATTGTGTGCCAAAGAACATCTTGGTACAACTTCTAAAAAAGCTGATGACCGCTAGTAAGTACACGCCCTCGTCAGGAGTCTGAACTGTGTATTCGCCTTTGATGTTGATGGCCGATACTTCCGACCCTTCGTAGAAATAGCTGGCATAGTTGCTGTGTGTCAATTTGCTTTCTGCATAGCGGGCAGTGTGTGTTACTGAAATCTCTGGAGTGTAGGGAAATATTGCACCCTGTGTGGCGCGAAGTCGAGACATGATGCCGGGGTTGTTGCTGTTGTAAAAAATATCACTCTTGGGAGCCAGACTGACCTTGACACGCCAGTCGTCTTTGAGTTTTTCTTTGACTCTACCTGTTTGATTGGTAAACACCACAACAGGACTGCTGACATAGCCGCCCGATGAATTGGTAGTTTCCCCGTTGGTGTTTAGGCCTGCGCCGCGTAGTCGGGTTTCTGATGGTGATGAGTAAGTTTGTTCTGTGCCTGCAGATTTATTGTCTTCAACCTGTTGATTGCCAGGTGCTTCGCCTGCTTGTCCTGCTTGACCTGCTGCCGATTGTTGTTCTGTGGTCTTGGCGGTCTCATCAGCTTTGGCTGCTTCTTGATCTTTTTTGCCCTTGGCGTCTTTGCTGGCCTGATCTACTGCTGATTCAAACTGTTTGGCATTTTTGTCAGAGTTCTTGGAGATATCGTAGGCAATGTTACCATTGGACTCACAGGCTTTGATCAAGCCGGGATCATAGGGATTGGCATTTTGAGTACGAGCTTTGACATCATCGTATTTGTTTGATAATTCTTGTGTTTGTTTGGCTAGAGATTTGTACTCTTCGATATAGCCACGCCATTCTTCTGTAGTAGCATCCGCGCCGTCAGGACTGTTTACTCCCTTCAGCTTTTCCCCCAGGGCGTTGAACTGCGCCTGCAATGGTTTCAGCTGTTGGTTAATTGCGTTGTATTCGTCTCGTAATGGTCGGTTTTCACCTACGGCTGCTTGTGGCATTTTTTCGTATCCTTATTAAATATTTATCGTAACCAAAATAGCATCATATTATCAACAAAAAGGTTGACAACAGTGTTGTATATCTGCTACTATGTAACCAGTTTAACAAGGAACCGAAGGTGAAAACAAACTATCTTAATAATAAAGACATCCTTAAAGAAATTCATAAAAGCAAGACTACCTACTGTACCTACACCAAACCCGAGTACGGGGACTACGATCTTATCCTAACAGATGTAAAGCAAATAAACAAAAAGAACATATTGCAGGGACGCAGAAATCGTGCAGAACGCTTGGCTAAACTGGCACATGAAGCAGCCGTACTCAGTGACGGTGTCAAACGCAAACTAGATGAGTTTGAAATCAAATACACCAAAATTCCCGAAACTGATGTGGTATTTAGAGTTATGACTTGGGAACATGTCCCAGTAGACGATGTCAAAACTCGCAGGGCCGCAGAAAAACTGGCTGAAGAAGAAGGCCCACCCACCACAGAATACGATGACGATGGCATAGAAATACCAGCACCGGCCAAATATGTCAAATGTAACTTTCCCCCATTCCAACACTACA